GTTTCTAGAGTGTGCCTCCTGATGACATCAACCATGGTCTTGGTCATGAGTTTGTCTGATGGAAAGCCGTCTGAGCAGATTGGCATACCCGAGAACGTTGGTGACGTTCGAGGCGTATTCAACCATGAGAATGGTGTGCCAAACGCGGGAATTGCTACTGGCTACTATGGAAATTATTCTTCTGAATTGGTTTCTAGGCAGTCTAGTTTGATTCTTGGCGGTAGTAAGGACAAGGAAGGCATTGATGGGGTACTCTTGGAGAGAGCTATCAAGAGTGTTCGTGGTATGAATGTGCCACAATCAAGAATGCTTTCCTTGGCTAAGGATACTGTTGACCACATGATAAATACTAGGGATTATGAAGTTCTTCCGTGGTTTTCGACTCATTGGTCATTTAGGTGGCTCATGCCAACCAGCGCTGACGTATCCCTCAGGTGGGATGGTGGTTTTAGTCCTGCCACCCACCTGAGGGCCGTATTTTCAGTGCTGTGGATGGCTGCTGTTGGGTCTTTAGTTCCATTTTGCCCCGAGATTTTCCTGGCCCCGCTCTCTGTCTTCAAAAGGAAAGGAAGCATCATCAAGCGTATAACGTATGGTGGTGCATTGTTTCTGAGTAGAACTGTCTTGTTTTATCTCTTCGGAGTGTCTGGCCTCATAGGGGCCTGTGGCGCAAAGTGGGATGAAGCGATAGCCTATTCAAAACGGAGACCGAGTACAACCGCTTTACCAATTGAGTCCCCGTCTAGGGTGTACCCATGGGAAAGCAAGGCTATGTTTCAGCTGCGGAACCGTGAGTTCAGTAGCACTCCTAGTTTTGCCCTCCACCTTAGCAAAGCGGCTGGTCTGGGAGGCTGTGAATTAGCTTTAATATCTTCTTCAATTGTGTTTGAGGAGGTGTTAATTCAATGGTCTTCCGTTCTGTACCTAGTGGTGGTTTTCAGCGAGGGAATCCTTGTTGGTTTCCGCCACAACACACCTCTTCTTTCTCATTTCTGCCTGTTTGTATCATGTTCGGGGTTTCTCGAGAGACTCTTGATGCATGCCCTGTTGGCCTTTGTGCCGCTGTGGCTACCCCAAGGGGGTTCCAGGTTCACCACTGAATTGAGTTTGATGGCATCTTTAAACGTACTTTGCCCATCCCTTGCGATTCTTCTAGGAATTCATGAGTTTCTAGAAAGGGTGCAGACTTGTTCTGTATTCAGCAGGGCGCCGGCACTCATGATGCACACCTTGAATACTATTCTTCCCCCGTCATTGGCGACAGTTCTCCACTGTTTGTTCAATTTCGTCTTGTTGCACCTACAGTATGAGGAAATGTTAGCTATGTTTTCTCCCATGTCTCCCTTCGGGGTTTTGATGGACAGCTCAAAAGTTGTGACTGTTGAGGAGTTTGCGAACGGGGCTTCCGGTAGGATAGCGGATTACTGTGTGTCTGAGTTTGGTTGGGACCTTTTGGACGATGAGTTCGTTCCTAAGAGGTACGGTTATAAGATGATATCTCCAGCTGAAGGTTCATGTACTGGCCACCGTAGGGTTACTACGGTGATAGGTCCTTCCTTCAGAGCTCCTGTCATAGTTTGTAGGTCTTGCTCCTGCAATGCCAACAGGGCCTGTACTGTGAGATTGGGTAAAAGCCTCGGGTGGAATGCCACCAAGCGCTCCTATGGTTTAGTGGAGCGGAGATGGGTCGAGGCAAAAGACACTGTGCTTCCATTGCTGAAAGGGATATTCAGCTCTGGTTGCTCACACATCAACACCTTACCAGGTTGTGGTTGTGTCAAACCGACAGACCGTTTTGTGGATTATCCAGATTTCGGTACGTGGGTTAGACGCTTTCCAGGCCCTACAGCTCGAGAGTTGTGTGCTTGGAAGGACTACTTCAGGGAAGGGGGCGATTTGTGTGAGTGGATGTTGCCATATGGTGGTTTTATAAAGCAAGAAAGGTTAGTAAAGCCTAGTTTTCGGACTAAGCTTGTCAAACCAAGAGTTATTCAAATGCGGTCTTTCCCAGCCCGTGTTGCTACTGGACCGTGGTGCTGGTCTCTCACTAAGAGAGCTTCTGCGGTGTTCAAAGGCGACGTGTGTTATGCCTCAGGTATGACTGGCGAGGAGATTGGCCAATGGGCGGAGAACAGTTTTAG